TAATTGTATTCCTACATTGATATCAACAAAAGACGCAACTGAAACTGAGCAAAGATTTATCGATGCTGGGTTATCATTCATTGGTTCTGATATGAGATCAGCTTGGGGAGCATCAAGAATGTCTGAAGTTCTTCAAGGAGCTATGCTAGATTCTGGATTAATGATTACACAACATATTCAAATGAATATGGCAGCTGGTTCTACACAAGGACAAGAGCATATAAGAACAGGAAGAACAGCAAATACTGACTTCTTAAATATGGCAAAACAATACAGATTAAAAAACAAACATATCTCTAAAGAGAATGTATTGAAAGGACAAAACATTGTAAGAGACGAATCTACCGCTGGTATGACTCTCTTTGCAGGTCCTTCTTTAACTGTTCAACAAAAACCAGGTGGAGATTATATTTCATCTGATAACAAGATAGCTAACTTTGATATGATTGCTTATGGATTTGCAGGATCAAGATACGAATTGTCAGCTAGACTTTCAGTTCAAGATTCGCCTAACTCAGGTGGAGTTGTTGTTTCAGCAATTAGATTTTGTAAAGTAGCTTCAGAAATGGGTATTGTTGGTTACTTAAGAGGACCATCAGCGTGGACACAAAAAACTCCACCAGTCCAACTTAAAACTGAAGATGCCAAATTTGAATGTGATGCTTTAGCAAGACGTATCGTAACAGATATGACAAGACCTCAATTAAAAGAGAATCGGCCTAAAGCAAAAGACTTATTGTTTACCTTCCAGGATTCAGAGAATGACTATCAAAGTAAATAGTTTTGATATTGACGGTGTGATCTATTTTGGAGATGACGTCACAGGCGTAAGACCTTGTGAGAATGATATTATTCTTACAGGGCGGCCGTATCATGATAGAGAAGTAACAGAAAAAATGCTACATTCAAGAGGCATATATAATACTGTATATATGAATCCACTTGATCGTCATGATAATCCAATCTATGGTAGAAAAGCTTCTGGCATCTTTAAAGGTCAAATGATTAACATGTTAAAAGATCTTGGTGTAGAAGTACAAATGCATTTTGAAGATGATCCTATCCAAATAAAAGAAATTGAAAAGAGATGTCCAAACATTTCAATAGTACATTGTAAGAGAGATAACGAGGAACGTGTCAAGTATTAAATATAATTACGATTGGTGGAACTATGATAAAGAACTCATGAAAGAGTTCAATTGGTTCTTATATAAAGTCAATCAAAGATCAGGTATTCAACTTGGTTATATAGATGAAACATATGAAGCCATTAATCGTCATGGAGATAATGATTTTGGTCTTGGAGAAGACGTAGAATATTTTCATCCAACCATTACACTTGATGATCGTATGAGATTTATTGGCCAAGAGATTGCAAGTTTAGATACTTCAATAATGAATATTGTTGGCAATACTTTTATATCTCATTTCTATGGAGGAAGAGGAGTTCACTTCTTAGCTTCAGGAGAAGATAATGTATTTGTTGACTTTGATAGATTTGCAGATGAAGATAAAGATTATATACAATCAATAAGACAGAATTTAGATAAAGCAATTGCAAACAAACAGCCAATATGGGGAACAACAGAACTTCATACTTCAATTCAAACAGCTGCAAGAAATCATTGTCGACAAAAATATAACGATCCAGATAGAAAGTTTCATCCAGTTGATGTATGTGAATGGGTATCTTCATTTAGAGATACTGGATTCTTAGAACGTATGCAACTTTGTGATCATATGTCAGAGATATATACTCTTCTCAGAGAACAACCTGGCATAGGACATTATTATGGATTTCATGGAGCAGCATCATCATCGGTGTTACCACAAATGAAGTATCATCATGATCAAAGATTTGTAGCACCAGGACCAGGAGCAGTCTATACAATAGAACTTATGTGGCCTGATGCTCCAAAGAAACTATATGATGAAGCAATTTATTTTATGAGAGAAAATGCTGATGAAATTGGACTTACAAAAGACGTTGTCTTTCATCCTGAAGCATTCAATATCAATAAGAAAGATGGAACTAAATTGTTTCAATACGAACAAGATTCTCTTAAATACTATGGAACAGAAGTTCTATCATGTCAGTTTGGAGTATACCTACAAATAAGAGAAGATGAAAAAGCTTGCGCGCGTAGACGTGTAGCACGCGTACAGAAAACGAATACATTGACGGAGTTTTTTGAATGAAAAATATAATTAATTGTCCATTTATTCCAATAGCCAAGAGACCAGGTTCTCATAGAGGAGCTGCTGGAGTAATGTATGGAGATATGATAAAGGAGAAATATGGAAATTGCGATGTTAACTACGGTGGAGAGATTGAAGACCATAATGTTTATGATAATCTTTGGGTTTATCATGGTACTGACTGGTCTGGTGGAATTAATATGTTTGGTGGTGTATACGGTTTTCCGTATGTTAAAAACACTGTTAATTTTTCTCAGTTCAAAGGTAGGGTCTTTTCCATTGGAATCGACTTCCCGCCGTACCACGAAATGGTTAAATCAAAACTTGACTCGGCTAAAAAAGAAGTTCAACCAGAATGGCATGATGTAGACTTAGACAATCTTGAAAGAATGTATAATCAAGCAGTTAGAATAGACTATCCTAATCCTACACGTAAAGTAGTAATAGGAGATAGTCATTCAATTTGTATGTATCGTCCAGGTTGGACGGTTAATAGTGTTCCATTTAAAACTTTGAATGGAGCAATTAATGATGGATTTGATACTTTTATACCACATGAATATGATGAGCTAGAATGTTACTTTGGTAATATCGATGTTCGTCATCACGCAATACGATTAGAACAAAAGGTTGAAGATTTAGCAGATAGATATATTGAAGAAGCAAGTAAGTATAAAGCTAAGATTTATGAGTTGCTTCCAATTGAAGATGTCAGTAGACGAATACCACAATCAGGCTTCTATAAGGGACAGCCATTTTATGGTTCGTGGAAAGAAAGAAACGATTGGAGAAATCAATTCAATGACTATATTGAAAAAGAATATGGTATCATAAGATGGACAAAATATCTATATAATGATGAAGGCAAACTCGATTTTAAATATATGGAGAAGCCGCAATCAATACATTTATCAAGAGAGTTCTATCCATATTGGAATGGAATGGAACCACAAGGATTAGAGGAATTTTTCGGATGAGTTATGCAAGCATAGTACCACTTATAGGTGGAGAAACAATAGCAATGGAGAATGTCTTTGGAGAAAAGCCAAAGTATTTCTTAACGTTTGATGGGTTTCAAGCAAATGAATCTCACATAAACAATTATTATAACCATAAGGTCCCGTATTTGAACCTCTCAGAGGGAGCGAGTTACACAGAAAAAGTTGATGTGATTAATACTGTATGCCCATGTGCAGGGCTGAGCTCACTTAGTCCATCTGCTTCAAGTAATAATCCTATGAACGAATGGATGTATAAGTCTGCTGAATATGTACTTGGTGAGGTTCAACCAAAAGTTTTTTGGGGAGAGAATGCTCCTAGGTTAGCAAGTAAGATGGGAGAACCAGTAGTTCGAAGATTAAGAAAGATTGGAGAAGAACATGGTTATACATTTAGTATCTTTAAAACAAAATCAATTCTACATGGCTTAAGTCAAGTAAGAGATCGTACATTTTATTTCTTTTGGAAAGGAGATCAAGTACCACTCTTTGATTATGTATTAGAAAGACCAACTATGATTGCTGATGATATAAGAGAAGTTAAAAGATGTGATGATGATCCTATGAGTCAAATACTTTGTAATGATAAGATTCCATCTGAAGAACCATATTATAAGTATGTGCTTGAAGAATTAGAAGGTGGTATATCTCATAGTGAATTTCAAAACAAAATAGAAAAGACAACTAATCCTATGGATTATATAGAAGAAAGAACAACTTACAAAGAAGTTGCTAAATGGATGAGAGCAAACGGTTTTGAGAATGTAGCAAAGAAATGTGATAGACAATATCATAAACTGAAAGCTGGCGGTAATATCATGAGAAAAACAACAGAGATTCCTAAAGATAAAATAGGAGCTTTTGTTGGTCATATGCCAACATGCTTAACTCATCCTGATGAAGATAGATACTTAACAGTACGAGAAGCTTTATCACTTATGAAGTTACCATTTGACTTTATATTGCTTGATGCAAAAAGATCGTTAAACCACATATGCCAAAATGTACCAGTCACAACAGCAGAACATCCTGCTCGAATGGTAAAGGAATATTTAAATAATAATCTTGAGTTAATAGACACTCAGTTCTTAGTACAAGATAACAAAAAAAGAACCTATGAATATGAAAAAAACAGTTTACAACTCACTGATTTTATGGTATAATATATACAATGAAAAATAAAAAACGGAGAATATATGCCCAGTATTGATTTAAGGCCAAGGCCAAATCGAAACCCACGTGACAAACGTCCTCAAAAGGAAATGCCCTTTGACGTTGGTCTTAGAAAATTTAAAAAAGCCTGTGAGAAAGCAGGTATCGTACAAGAAGTACGTGAACGCCAGTATTATGAAAAGCCAGCTCAGCGAAAGCAACGCAAAAAAGCTGAAGCTGTTAGTAGAACTCGCAAATTACAACGCATGCAAGATGCATATAACAGGCCATCAAAAGCCAGGAGAAGATAATATGTCTATAATGGATAAATTAAAAAAGAATAGTAAAGTAAAAGAAACTTCTATACTATCTAAGTCAATTCTTTTCGCAGAAAAGGATATCATTACAACAGAAGTACCAATGGTTAATGTTGCATTGTCAGGCGATATTGATGGAGGACTTACATCAGGACTTACAGTTCTTGCAGGTCCATCAAAACATTTCAAAACATCATTTGCTTTATTAATGGGCGCAGCCTATCTTAAACAATATGAAGATGCAGTAATGCTTTTTTATGATTCAGAGTTTGGGTCACCTCAATCTTATTTTGAATCATTTGGTATTGATACATCAAGAGTATTACATACACCAATCACA